CGCTTCAGGGACTTCAGGTGATTCTTCTTCAGCTTTAAGTTCTTCGACTTCTTCAATTTCTTCCTCCTTGGGAAATTCTACTTCGTCTTCATCAGGGGCTTCAAAGTTCATATCAACTTCAAATGGTTTTACATCTTCTTCGGTTTTTGCATCAGCACCAGGCATAGCATCAAACACTAGAGTGTCATCTGCAGGGGCTTCAGTTTTTTTATTTTTTGCCATATTATTTACCTCCTGTTGGTTTTACGGCAGCGGCAGCCATCTTAACTGCAGCTTGTACATCAGTCTGTTGTTTACGCATATCATTAGTTAAAGCAGATAAACGTTCACGTAAATCTAGCTCTTCACGTTTAGACTGTAGTTTACTTTGTAATTCAGCAACCTTCAACTGTGGTTCTGTTTCTGCTTGTTCTACTTTAGCAGCATTTAAAGCTGTTTCAGATTGTAGTTTAGTTACTTCAGCTTCTAGTTTTGCAATCTCAAGCTGCGTACTTCTGATCTGTGACTCCATCTGGAACTGTTGTAGTTGTGCTTCTTGTTCAGACATCGGCGCATTGCCTTCTAGTTTTCTTATTCTATCTGCTATATCTGCTTTACGCGCTAGATGTGAATACTCAACAATCATATCATTTGGTATTGGCACGCCCACATTTCTAAGTTCAATAGCCTCAGCAAACTGCATTTCATCAAAGTTGTCTCTAGCTGGAGCAGTACCAACTACTACATCATACTCCCCTAAGGTTAAGTTATTTATAATCTCACCTTCAGGGGTCATTTCATTGACTCTCAGTTTTTGTCTAGACTTATAAGGATCTTGTTCGTCTGTTACTTGAATAATTCTTTCTTCTGTATAATAAGACTGAACTAACTGTAGTATTTTTTCAGCTAGGTATTGTCTTGTTTTAGCTAAGTTATCCAATGGCACCTGTAAGAGTAAAGAACCTCTGTTTTGTTTTTGTGCAATAGCTACGCCTGAAACTTCTGGACTATCCATACCGAGCATAGCTTCGCTTATACCACTAATTTGTTTTATATTTTGCGCAGCTTTTTGTCCCAACCTGTCTAAACCTGTAGGTATCTGATTAGGTGGTATTTTGGCTGGAGGCGTAGAGCCACGATTAAACTCTAGTACAAGTCCAGTTTCTGCACCATGTTCTTCTAAATCATCTGCTGTCATACCGGAAAGAGAACCATTCTCTACGATCCAACCACTATTAGCTGTTGTATTTACTATATGTAACTCTTGAGAAGTTATTTTATTTAGCTGCTCTTGTGGGGAGAGTAAGTTTCGGACCATACCAAACGGGTTCCCTCTCCTAAAATATGGAAAATAAGGTACAAGAGTAAAATGTGCGTAAGGAGACCAATCATCAAATAGAACTACGGTATCCGCGGTCACGGTCCAGCGGACCTTTCGCATTTTTTTCTCGATAATCTCTAGACCAAAAGTATCTGCAAACTGTTCTCTCTTCTTTTTATTCCAGTTATATGGGACTTCTCTTTTATCTCCTGTTACAGGATCTACATAAAAAATGCAGTCTTTTAATCTGTAATATTGCCTTTCGATAACCCTAATAGACCTAAGCATTCGTGCGTTTTCTGGATCGCCTGGATACTGTTGTCCATAATTATACTCGTCAGTATCTCCGTATCTTTCTTCTTCAAACTCCATAGAGTCAGCACCTAAAGTAGTACCAGTTTCAGCCAACATACGTAACTGATCAGCTTGCTTTTGTCCGTAGACTTCTTCTATCTCATCAATGCTCATCCACTTGGTTTCAAATATTTCATTCCAAGTTCTCGGATCATAATGTTTTGCATCTGGGTCAATTAAAACATCTAAAGGGTCTTTAGCTTCTATTCGCACTTCTCCTTGTACATGATCTGAAAAATCTATACGAACATCAAACCAGCCTCTATCTTGAATAAGACCATCTGAAAATACCTGTTGTTCTACCCAGTCTAATTTGTTGTTATCTGCTATTTGCGCATAAACTTGTGTTAAAACATCTGCAATATCTTGATTGCCACCGCCCCTGGGTTTAAATTGTATATCTGCTTTTTTTGTACTTTGCTCTGCAAGCACTGCGTTAATAGTAGGCAATATAGTATTGATCGTTAAAGCTGGTCTGCCCTGGTCATCGAGTTGTTGCATATCAAACTCGTCCCATTGTTCTCCACGATAATACATGTCGCATTTTTTTGCTAAATCCATGTAATCTTCATGGCCATGATCACGGGCACGTGTGTAGGCATTCCACTGATTTTTTGCAAGCGTCAGCTGCTCGGCTTTTGTTAAATTCTTTTTTGGTTTTTTACTATATGCCATATTACGCACTCATTGCCGATTTCTTTTTCGGCCCTTTTGCCATTAATTCTAACCTATCTCTCCACGAAGGTACATGCTCGGGTGCTTCATAAAAAGATGCATACTCTGTCATCATCAAACCCACCCAGGCCAAAGCGTCAACTTGGTCATCATGCACGCCGTTAGGAAAACGCAAAAGTTCAGCCACAAGAGGCCCAGTCCAGACTGCATCTTCAGGGACAAAAACTCTACCCTGTTGCATCCTACCCTGAATAGCTCTAGCTCTTGCTTCTTTGTCACGTCTCCCTACTTTTAAATCTTTAAAATATGCAGAATGTAATCTACGTTCTGCTACACGTTTCTCCAAGAAAGGACCGATGGCCATTTCTATATGTCCACGTTCTATTCCTACTATACCAGGTCTCCACTGTTCGTAAAAATCTAATATTTTTTCTACTAACTCAAAACCATCATACTTGCCACGGATCATATCGACCACGAACATATTATCGTACTCGTCAATACCTACCATTATGCCAACAGAATAGTCGTTTCTGTCTCTTTGCCCAATAGCTAAGTCCCATGCGCAATAATAACGCATCTTATCATAGTCTATATCAGCTGGGTCATAATACTGAATCATATCTCTAGTAAAATAATCACCTTCATCTGATACTGGGTTTTGTTGATACAAAGCAGTCCAGTCTCTAGGGCCTATAGCTTTTTGTATTTTTTCTAAAGATTCTACATTATATCGTTCAGGATGCAGCGGCTCGCCTGTTGCACGAAACTCTTCATCTTCTTCTGCAATTGCTGGATATTTAACTACTTCCCAATCATCCGCACCATTTTCACTAGCGGTCAACAACCGTCCGGCTAGATCATCATCGTGCCATCTTGTTAAAATAACCAAAATACCCCCACCTGGCGCAAGACGGGTATAAGCAGTAGAAGTGTACCAATCCCAGGTCGCTTCTCTATTGTTTTCTGATTCTGCATCTTCTCTGTTTTTTACCGGGTCATCGATTAATAATATGTGCGCACCTTTACCTGTGATACCACCACCGACACCAGCTGCTACATAACCACCGCCCTCGGTTGTTTGCCAGGACTCTACAGACTGTGAATCTTTGTCTAATTTAGTAGATTCAAAAACTTTTTTATAGTTTGGCTCTCTGAGCACCTGTCTAACTTTTCTAGAAAAACTCATAGCTAATGAACCTGAGTATGAACAGCTGATAAACTCATGTCCAGGGTTACGCCCGAGGTGCCAAGCAGGAAAGGCAATACTTGCAAGGGTAGATTTACCATGACGAGGGGGCATAAACAGCATAAGTCTTGGGGATTTCTTATCTGACACGTCTTGACTAAATTTTTCTAGCCTATTGCATATATCTTTGTGCACCCAACCCGCTTGGTAGTCTGGATTAAACTTTTCAACGAAGGGCAACATGCGTTTTCTGGATAAAATACGCTTTGCCAGCTCTTGTTCTGCACGAATTTGGGCATTTTGTTCTTTTTTTGATACTTTTTCTTGTTTTTGGGGTTGAGGAAGCTGTTCTGCCTCATCTGCGGCGCAATATACGCACAAACCTTTAGGTAAAACTAGGTTATCTGCTAATAATTTCTTGCACTTATAGCATTCTATCTTAATTTGATCTGTCACTAGTTAGCATTTCCATCTTCTTCTAGCTTGTCTAATTCTAGAATTAGGGTTATTCCTTGTTTTTGCCGAACTTCTCTTTAATTGACCTAAAGATCTTGCGCAATATGACTTTCTTCGCTTCGCAGCCTTAGAACCTTTCTTAACTTTACCAGTAACAGCAGTCTTTAACTTTGAACCGGGGTTCGCGCGCCTGTATGCAGCCACGCCTTTTTTGGTCATACCGGCACCAGATTTGGTTTTTCGGTAATTACCGCCTTTTCCTGTTGTTCTTCTTATTGGTTTTTCTTTTTTTCTTGGCATAAGTTCTCACATTTGTTGGCTTTCCACCCACTCCTTGCGCTTTAGCTCGTTTTCTTTTTACTGCGCTCCTTTTTTGAGCTGCAGTCATACTAGCAGCTTTAGACTTTGGTACGCATTTTGGGTAGCCTTTACGTTTTGTCGACGCTTTCTTTCTACCGCAAGGTGCATGTCCGCCACCTTTCTTTTTTCTACCTATATCAACCCACTCTTCTTTGAACCATTTTGTTAGTCCGCCTTTGGGTTTAGAAGTGGCCACTACCTATAGCCTCCACCCCTTGCTTTATAAGTTTTTGTTAACCAGCCAGAGGCGTATGCAGATGGCCAAACTTTATATTTTCTTTTAGCTTCTGCTTTTACTCTAGCGTACAGAGCCGGGTTAGTTGGCTTTGCACCTTTCTTTTTAGTAGCTTTTCTTTTTGCCGCCACGATAACTCTTCTTGGTTGTACCTTTAGATTTCTTTTTACCAGACATTTTCATTTTTTTGCCGGGCTTCTCGTTTATATAACAATGCATTACTTCTTCTCCTTTTTTTGTTTCAGCTTAGGTTTCTTTTTAAATATCTCACGAAATGCTACGCCTACTGGTTTTTTGCTTAAGGGTGTATTTTTGTACCCGCCCGCTGCTTCTTTTTTTAGAATTTCTGCTTTGTTCTTTTTAGCAATTGCTTTTGATCTTTTCATGGACCCCGCAACTGTTTGTTGTCTTAATGGAGCATAACCAGTAACTTTTATACCATTCTCTACTTTTGTAGTTTTCTTTTTACTGTGTGTACCCATATTATTTACCTCTCTTTTTTAATTTTTGCGATTCTTTTATCCATTTCCTGGACAGCCAGTTTTCTTTTAGCAGTTGCAGCTTTAGCGCCCAAAACTTTCATTCTTCTTTGTTCAGCTGGCGTTAGTTTTCTTTTGCCTTGCAACTTTGCAGCCCTTGCTGCGGCAGCCAGCCCCGGTTGTGGTTTTTTCATAGCACTTAACCCTTTGCTTTTGCTTTTGCCATAACTTTTGCCCAACTGGCTTACTTTACGTTTTTTCTTTCTGGCTCTAGCAGCCATTTCATATTTACTAGTCATTAGTACCTCCTTGGGGTTCTAGATATTTTGTATCTACTCCAGCCAACTTTAACAACTCGGAATCAGACATTCGTTCTAGCTGCTGAATTTTATCTACATTAATATTAACTTGGGTTGCTTGCTCTGGGGCAAATAGACCGTGGAGCTTGCACAACGAATCGACGACATTTTTTTCTTCAGTCGCGGTTGCTGATTTACGATGCGCTTCTAAATATAATTGGGTCGCGGTATTTCTATCGAACTTAACTTCTTCGCGCATCTCTTCTCTTAGATACTCGATGGCTTGCATAATCTTTGGTCGCTTAAAAGCTTCGTACACGGAATCTTGGTTCTTGTACCCCGCTGCACGGCCCGCTGCTGCTTTGCTCATGCCACGTAAAAAATACAAAATTAATCTTTCTTCTTGGACCGAAAGCTC